GCATAGATCTTCTGGGTCTATGCCGCCGCTCAACTTGAGCGGTAACCTGAAGGAGAAAGTCATGAAGAGAAAGCTTTCCTTGATCGCGGGGGCCGTCTTGGCTCTTGCAGCCGCGTCGGCGAACGCGGTTGTCATCTGCAATGCCTGTGCGTACGTCAACGGGCAAGCCGCGACCAACTTGGGTATCCACAACCCGGGTACTTTCGACGGCAGCACGTTCGCCAATTCGACCACCGGCCAGAACGGTGACTTCGACAATACCTGGGTCTTCAGCGTCGATCCGGCCGGGAAGGCCTCACTCGACGTGATCTTCTTGCCGATCCAGAACATCAGCAACTTCGCAGTGAAGCTGTTCGATGTGTCTAGCTTCTCGTGCGGCGCCGCTGGTTCGGGGTGCAGTGCGTTGACGTTGGGCAGTCTTCTGGCAACCAGCACGACGAACCCGACCTACGCCTCGGTACTGGACTTCTTCGGTCCGCTCAAGGGCACCTACGCCTTCGAGGTGACGGGCACGGTCAGCGGTCTGACTGAAGGGCAACCGGCATCCTACGCCGGCAATCTGCAGACGGTGTCGGCGGTTCCGGAGCCCGAGACCTTTGCGCTGTTCGGTGCTGGTCTGGCCACTCTGGCCTGGCTGCAACGGCGTCGCCAGAAGAAGAACCAAGAAGCCTAAGAACTCGGGCCCGAGTTTTTGAGAGGTAACTGACCCCGGCTTCGGCCGGGGTCTTCAAAGGACAAAGATGCTTGAAGTAGTATTTGACTTTGAGTCAAAGGAAATAGAGAATAGACCAAAATACCCGCCGGAACCGGTAGGTCTAGCTCTTCATATTACTGAAGGGTTCATGAAGCAAACCAAGTATTATGCTTGGGGACATCCGGAAGGCAACAACTGCACAGAGGAAGACGCCAAATATGTCACGTGGACCCTCCTCCAAGATCCCATCACTTTCTGGATCGCCCACAACACGGCCTTCGACGCATCTATCATCGAAGAGAAGTGGGAACTCGCATTTCCTTATGACAGAAGCGCGGATACAATGCTTCTGGCATTTCTCCATAATCCATACGGCGAGCTGTCCCTTAAGCCGCTCGCAGCGAAGCACCTCGGTCTTCCGCCTGAAGAACAGGACGCAGTACAACAATGGCTTATCACCCATGGCGTGGTGCGAAGCAATGACAAGCAATGGGGTGCCCACATTTCTAAGGCACCTGCTCAGGTTGTTGGACCGTACGCAATCGGCGACTGTATCCGTTGCAAAGGGCTTTTTGACTTCTACCGAGCGGTAGGTGTATGAACCCAGAGCAACTTGAATACAAGCTCATGCCGGTGATCAACCGGATGGAGCGTCGCGGCATCAACCTGAATGGCCCCCTTCTCAAAGCTGACACCGACTTCTATTGGATGAAGCTCGAGGAAGTCGACGAAGAGATATGGCGAATTCTGGGAAAGCAGGTTGACATTGATAGCAATGAAGATCTTGCCAATGCACTTGAAGCTGCAGGCAAGTCTAAGGGCTTTCTCAAGACGCCAAAAGGAAGGCGTTCGGTCTCCAAAGAATCATTGACCCAGGCGATTGGTGACGATGAACTACTTTGCAACCTCCTCATTCGCTCAGCCCTCGGTACCTCACTTCGGACGTTCATGCAGCCATGGGTCGTCCAGTATGATCGGCATGGTCGGCTATTTCTTCGATGGAATCAGTTCCGTAACTACTCGGATACAGGTGCTAGAACAGGGCGGCTCTCGTCGAGCCCGAACCTACAGAATATCCCAGTTGAGTGGGAAGAGCTCCGTGACACTTTCAAGCGGCTCGGGTACACCCCCGCTTTCGAGTTACCATCTATACGACAGTATATCATACCCGATCCAGGTATGGTGTTCGTGGGGGGTGACTACAAAGCGCAGGAGATGCGACTACTGGCACACTTCTCACAAGGAGTCCTTCTCGAGTCGGTACGGGCTCAACCCGATGCCGACATTCATGAAGTTGCTGCAAAGATTGCAGGCGTTACACGTCGTGTCGCTAAGACACTCGGTTTCGCGGTCCTCTATGGTGCAGGCGTCGGCAGGATTGCGGAATCACTCAACATTGGCGTTGCGGATGCGGCTCGCATCAAAGAGCAATATCTCCGCGCCTTGCCCGACATCAAGAGGTTTCAGAAAGCGCAGACAGATATTGGGAAATCGGGCGGCTATGTCGAGACTTTGAATGGTCGCAAGTACTACACCGATCCGACCATTAAGGTAATCAACGGCCGAGTAGTTGAGTTCAGCTACAAACTAGTCAACTACAAGATTCAAGGTTCAGCAGCCGACCAGACTAAGCTAGCTATGGTCGACTATGACGATATGGACGAAGGCGAGCTAGTCCTATCAGTGCATGATCAGCTCGTATCACAAGTGCCGATCGGCACATCCAGTGACAAACTTGTTAAGGCGATGGCAGGTTCGTTCCAGGATGTCCTTCGTTACCAAGTAACGGTGGACCCATCAACTGGTTACAACTTTGCGGAGCTTTAATGTACACAGAACCCTGGGGTTTTTCCAAGCTCGACACCTTTCAGCAATGCAAGAAGCGCTTCTATTTCCAGTATGTTCAGAAGTTGCCATCGCCATCAAATGCAGCGATGGAACGTGGAGGCAAGATCCATGAGACCATCGAATCCTACTTACAGGGTTGGATCACCTCTATGCCGGAAGATCAGGTACCGGCAGTCTGGAAGCCTCGGCTGGATGAGCTCAAAGCTATGCCAAACTTCATTTCTGAGCAAGCCATCGGTCTTGATAAGAACTGGCGGCCACTTAAGGACTGGTTCCAAAAGGAAACCTGGCTTCGTGCCAAGATGGATGCGAAGTCAACACCCCGTCCAGAGCACCTTTCAGTGGTGGACTTCAAGACAGGCAAATACCGCGTACCATCTGATGAGCAGATAGAGCTGTACGCCATTGTCGGCCAAGCACAACACCCAGAAGTGGAAGTAGCTACGGCGGAGTTCTGGTTCATAGATCTTGACGATGTCTATAGTAAGACATTTCAAGGTCCGGCGCTCTTGGCGCTTCGGAAGAAGTTCGAGAATCTCGCAGATCAAATCTACAAAACGGAGGTGTGGATCGAAGAACCAAGTCGTGAGTGCAAGTGGTGTCCCTACTCCAAGTCAAGGGGTGGGCCATGCAAGTTCTAGAGTCGGAGATTGAAAGAAAATGCACAACAATAGCGGCGAAGCACCGATGCATCCTGCTGAAGGTCGAGAAGCGGAAGGGGTGGCCCGACCGAATCTTGATGTGCCCGAACGGGCAGATGGCCTGGCTCGAGTTCAAGCGGCCGGGGGAGATGCCGACGAAGTTCCAGGAACACATCCACATGGAACTGCGAGCGATGAATTTCAGAGTCTACGTGGTGGACAACTATTCGGAGTTCATGACGGCACTTCTATTGTTGAAGGGTTTGGACCACCCACCTGGATCCCCGTTAACTACCAAGTGAGAGGTGTAGAATGGCTAAGCGAGCGTCCTGGCTCGGCCCTCTTTCTGAAACCCGGCTCTGGCAAGACCTCAGTAGTTCTTGCCTCGGCCCTTCGCGTGCAAGACATATGGAAGAAGCGCGCAAGAATGCTGGTGATCGCCCCCCTGACAGTGGCAGTGACCACGTGGATGGCGGAACCCAAGAAGTGGAAACAGTTTTCTGGCCTAAAGGTGGGATTAGCACGGGGCCCGGAACGGGAGTCCATCCTCCAAGACGTTACGCTCGACGTAGTCGTTACTAACTACGACGCCCTTGAATGGGCCGCGCCGATCCTAATGCAAGGGCACAACTTCGACATTCTTTGTGCCGATGAAATCACACGCTTGAAACATATTCAATCAAAGAGATTCAAGCGTTTGAAGCCATTGCTGCCGACGTTCAAGTATCGGTGGGGCCTTACGGGCACGCCAGCCGCCAATGGCTTGCTGGACCTCTTCGGGCAGATCATGGTTCTAGACTATGGTCAGCGATTGGGTCGGTTCATTACCCATTTTCGCATGACGTACTTCTACCAGAAGCCCTGGGATCAGTACCGCTTCTACATCAGCGATCAGATGGCGACCAAGCTGATAGAGAAGATCAGCGACATCTGTATGTATCTGGACAACGACGAGGAGATGGAACTTCCTCCCTTGATCGATGTACTCAGGCAGGCCCCCTTCAACCAGGCAGTAAAGAAGCAGTATGACGAGCTCGAGGAAGAGTTCATCCTGCGTCTCGAGACCGGCCTGGTAACGGCAGCCAATGCGGGGGTGCTCACCAGTAAGCTGCGACAGTTCACTGGTGGGGGTATATACTCGAGTTCAGCTGATCGTTCCTGGTCCGAAGTACACAGAACAAAGATCGAGCTCCTTGATGATCTGGTCGAGGAGCTTGCCGGGGAGCCACTGATGGTGGCATATCAGTTCGAGCACGAGTTCGAGCGTTTGACCAAGGAGTATCCCAAAGCCTTGTATATCAAAGGAGGAATGTCAAAGAAACAGTTGCAAGAGACAGTGGAACAATGGAACACAGGCGATCACCCCCTTATGCTCGTTCAACCTTCGGCGGCAGCGCTGGGTTTGAATTTGCAGTTCGGTGGTAGCAACGTTGCATGGTATACCCTGACCTACAACTTGGAGGAATATATCCAGTTGATAGCACGGTTACTGCGCAAGGGCCAAACCAAGACGGTCATGAACTACATCCTTGCGGTGGAGAAGACGATCGACGCGGTAGTAGCAAAGGTACTGGTCGAGAAGAACATAACACAAGATAAGGTCTTTGAAGCGCTCCAAGGACTCAAAGTGTAACATTTGTAACAAACGTAACGAAACAGTTTACACGGAGGCATTGGGCACGTTATAATGAATATCTACGCGGCAATCTCGCTCCGTAGAGCACCTGGAGTAACAACATGGATTTCAAGGGCATGAGCATGTCCCAACTGATCGAGGAGCACAACAAGCTGGCGCAGATCGCCGGCGTGCCCCAAGAATCCGAGTTCAAGAATCTGGCCGCTGCTCGGACGGCTATCACCAACCTGGAGATGAAGATGACGGAAGCAGTTGAAGGCGGCAATGCCGCAGAAGCCCAGACGATCACTGAAGGTGACGTCGCCTCGGTCTCGACGACCGACAGCAAGTACAGCACGGTCGGCAAGCGCGGTCCGACGCAAGGCGTTGGCGAGTTCGCCAAGGACCTCCTGAGCAAAGGCATGGCCACCGGCGACGTCCTGAACGCTGTCCGCACGCAGTTCCCGACGGCGAAGACCAGCGCCTCGTGCATCGCCTACTACAAGGCGGCGCTCAAGAACCCGCTCTTGGGCAAGCGCAAGGGGGGTGCTGTCGCAAGCGATCCCGCCGCGCTTCGCGCCAAGGCCGCCGAGCTGATGGCTCAGGCGCAACAAGCCGAAGCGGCGAACGCGGCACAGGCCGTCGAGAACGCCAAGAAGGCAGTGGCTGCGGCCGAAGAAGCCAAGAAGATCGCCGAGGCGGCGCTCGCGGCTCAAGCGGCTCTGCAAGCGCAACAAGCGCCTGCGGCGACAGAGACGCCCGCGGCCTGATGGCGTGAACCGCCAGCGCTACCTGGAGCTCATCGAACCAGCGCTCCAGGTTGTGGTGAAGAAGCATGAGGACTACGGAGTAGCGTCCGTAGGCCTCAATGCCTATTTCCCATTTGGTTCAAAGTCTTACGTCCAGATGCTGCATGTCAAGTGCCAGCGCCTGGTTTCGTTGGCGTCAAGTGATCGCCCCCCGAACTTCGAATCCGTACAAGATTCGTTGAACGACATGATCAACTACGCCGTCTTCATGTTGGATGCCATTGATAAAGGCGAAATCAAGTGACCAATTATGAGTTAGACTATCTCGATCTCGTCACCAAGACGGTCGAGTTGGGTGAGTATCGCGAATGTCGCAATGGCGAGACGCGGGCTCAGTTCGGCCAAACCCTGGTCATTGAGGAGTTGGAGCATGGCATGTTCCCGATCCTCACAACGCGCCAGATCTTCTACAAAGGCATCCTCGGCGAGTTGGCTGCTTTCGTGAGGGGAGCCACCAAGATCAGCGACTTCAAGAAGTGGGGTTGCAACTACTGGGACGAGAACGCCGAGGCGTGGGTTGGCAACCTTGGTCTCGAGCTCAAGGACATGTCGATTGGTCAGGTCTACGGCGCACAATGGCGCAACTGGCGAAAGTCTGGCTATGATCAGTTGCAGCACATGCTTGATGGCCTGCTCAAGGACCCGCATGGTCGGCGGCACGTTATGACTACTTTCGATCCCACCGAGAAGTCATGTCTGCCCCCATGTCATCTGTTATGTCAGTTCTTTGCCAGTAGCAGAGGGCGCCTAGACTGCACGGTCTACATGCGCAGCGTGGACCTCATCCATGGTCTGCCATCCGACGTTGTGCTCTACGCTGCGCTCATGTGCTTGGTCTCGAACTACATTGAGATGATGCCAGGTAGGCTGACCTTCTTCCTCGGTGACACCCATGTCTACGAAAACCACGTAGACAAGTTCATGATGCTTCAGAAGGATCGCTCGCTCCTGAAGATGCCATCCTACGGCATGATGCCGAACTCGGTCATCGACTTCGAGCCAGTTCATCTCAGCTTGTTTCAGTACAACTATGCTGAAGCCATCAACTACCCTTTCAACGTCTGATACCATGAAAAGCATGTTCAAGCAAGTCGGGGATTTCCATGCTGAAATTCTCGAACTAGACAGTCCTTTGATCCCGACGCTCAATAGTCCTGAATGGATCATCGAGCGTACACGGTTCATGCTCGAGGAAGTTCAAGAGTTCACGGGGGCGGCCATGCAAGGAGACATGGTTGAAGCTGCCGATGGTCTCGCGGACGTTGTCTACGTAGCGCTCGGCACTGCGTGGATGATGGGCATCCCCTTCGACAAGATCTTCAATCATGTGCACAACTGCAACATGAAGAAGATACGCGGCACAACGAGCAGAGGGAACGCCGTCGATGCCCAGAAACCTCCTGGTTGGGTATCGCCGAACCAGGGGATTGCGAAAATCTTGGAGGATGATCTTGACGAGGCCTGATATTCAGCAAACAATGCTGGAAATCTGCTATGTCTTGGCCCAGCGCGCTACCTGTGCAAAGTTGAAAGTAGGATGCGTGCTGGTGGATAAACATCACAGGATCATTGGAAGTGGATACAACGGAGTTGCTAGAGGCCAAACTCATTGCATTGATACTCCATGCCCGGGGGCTAGCGCACCGAGAGGGGCCGACCTCTGCGAGGCTGTACATGCAGAGCAAAATGCCCTACTTGTCTGCAGGGATCCAGATCGCATTCTTATCTGCTACACCACTCACGCCCCTTGTCTCCGCTGCACTAAATTACTCCTCAATACCGGATGCGAGTGGATTCACTTTGTCAATGGAGAACATGTTGAACCAACTGCACCTAGGATCTGGAGAGGAGCCAACCGAGGATGGTGGCAGCACCCCCTTAGTTTGGAAGAAAGTGCCAGGCTATGACGAATTCGAAGTCAATGAAGAAGGAGGCATCAGAGAGAACGGAGGCCCTGCTCGTATACGAGTGGCTGGATCAGGGCATATCTACGTCTTACGGACCCATTCGCGACCCGCACTTCTCGTCCACCGTGGCGTACTCCTTGCTTTCGAGGGGCCCTGCCCTCCGGGACATGTTTGTCGCCACCTCGATGACAACCCCGCTAACAATAAGCGCTCTAACCTAAAGTGGGGCACTAAGAAGGAGAACGCAGAAGATCGCGTTACCAATGCTCGGCTGAAGCCGGGGTGGACAGATGAACGCAAACTACTTGAAAGGATCAAGGAGCTAGAAGAACACAATCTCTATCTCAAGACCCAGAACATGAAGTTCAAGGCCACAATCATGAACTTCATCGCTAACCGTGACCACCGCGTCACTCAATCTCTTTTGAAGGAGCTAGGCCTGTGAATTTGACTGACCTCACCAAAGAAGATACCCAAGCCATCCTCGATGGACTTGCGGCTCTGCCCCTTGCGCGTGCCTACAACACCTTTAACAAGGTAATGCAGCAAGTCCAAGCAGAGGAGCGTCTCACTGCTCCCCGCGATCCCGCAGGAATTTCTGGTACGCAGCAGCTTGCTTCGCTCGATCCGCAGGGGTCCATCCCTTCGTGAACGAGATGTTCGGCGCTGATGCAGGTGGCGCCGGAGGAGGGGGTGGCTTCGGTGCCAGGATGCCCCCTCCTGTACGTGCCCGATCAATGCGCGCTTGTTCTTCCTCTTCTGGTGTCATGATTCGCTCCTAAGCTGTGCGGATGTAAAGACAAATGTTGCCGCCAGCACTAATGCAACCAAGGTTACGCCAAGTACCAGCATTGATAGTAGTATTAGTGCCTGCACCAGCGGTAAGGACAGTCATCAAGTTCGTGGTACCATTGGCAACAATGGTACCTAGCGCATTGACAACAACACCAGCAGTAATGCTAGCTATGACAATGCCACCAACAGGGATACCAGATCCTGGCGCAGCACCAGGATCCCTAGCGATCATCAGACCACGATAGTCAGTGATCGGGGCACCGACGCCGGCTGTAGCTGATACCTCAC